CTCTTAGGATGTCATTCAAGATAGAATCTAATTTAGAATACTTATCTTGCTTAACAGCTCCTTCGTTCAATGAAATAGGATTCATAAATGCACCGTGAGTAGATGGATTGGAGACGAAGTCCCAACATACTAACTCAAAGTCATCTTGAACCTCTAGATATCCTTCGTTTGTAGGCTTAACAGAACCTGTACCTCTAGAAGAGATACCGATTGTGTGTCCGCCTTTAATAATTTCTTTTACAATGTTTCCTGCAGGAGTATTTAATAGTTCTACTCTCCCGCAAAGATCGTCTCCATCCCACCATAGATCTTTAACTACGTGAGAAGCATTCTTTAGGGATACAATAGGAGATTCTGGGTGATCTAATTCTCCGTAGGCATTACCTACCTTAACAAAGTTTTCTACGTAGTTAGAAACCTCTCTCATAAGAACTTTCTTATCGTATACTCTACCGTTCTGGTTTTGAGCTCCTGCTCTCTGCATAACACCCTCTACTTCAAATACACCCGGTCTTTCCTTAGATTCTCTAAGAACGGATTTGAATGGAGTATATTCTACTAGTACGTTTGCCATCTTATTCGGTAATTACTTTAGCGATGATCTTCTTGATAGTCTCTTTGAGCTGTGCAGCTTCGTTAGCAGGCTTACCTACAAAATGTAATACGCTTCCGTCTGGTAGTGTGATTTTACCGTCTTTGTGAAGCTTTTCCATATCTTCGGCAGAAAGCTCGATTGACTTACCTTCTTCCATTTGATCTACATCGTGAGTGATATAGTGCTCCATATCGTCTTTAAGATCGTCTAAAGATAAGATGTTTTTATATTGAGACATTCTAGAAGCATCTCCTGATTCTAAATCTCTCTTTACTGATACAGCATATGCTTTAACATACTCATCTCTAGGATCAGCATCTTGAAGTAATTGATTGGTTAGACTGGCAATACGCTTCTTAGTCTGCTCATCGTTTTCGATGTTTTGAATCTCTTCGTTAAGCTTTACTTTCTCCATTTTTTCTCCTGGAGTCTCTAACTGAATGCTATCCTGCTTAACGTAGTAGAGAACGTCGTTAGCTAAGTTTTTAATAGCCATCTCTCTGCACTTAGCATACTGCTCGTCAGTAACTTCTAAAGTACCGTATTTTTTATCAAGCTCAAACTTAATACCTGTATCTAGTACATCAGGAGCGATTGTATCTTCAGGCTTAGCTGTAGAGTACTTAGGAGCTTGCATTTTAGCTTCAGCAATCATACCCTTATTCTTAAGGATGGTAGTCATGTCTTCGAAGCTATTAAACTTCGATACCATGTTAGGAAGCTGCATGATAGCATCTCTTCTGAATTGCTCTTTTGAGAAGTTACCTTCTACAACAGCGTTATATTTTTCTTGTAGTGTTCTCATTGTCTGTAGTCTACTAATTTTGTACTAGAAGGTCTTTTCGGTCTTTCTGCTTTTTTGAAACCCATTTTTTTTAAGAACTGTACAGCTCTATTATTAAGGTCTTTTGAAAAGGCGAAAGGAGTAGCATACTGCTCTCCTGATCCAGGGGTAAAAGAAGCACCTGTTCCGGTCATGCTTACTTCTGAGAGTTGTGTTTTGATAATCTCTCTTAAAAGCTCTTCTACCTCTCTCCTTTTCATAAATTTTTAAGTTCGTTAACTAATTCGTAGTACTGTAATAGATTTACAATATGAGTATCGTTAACACGAACTTGTTTGTTAAGAGGCTTGATGGTCTTAGCAACTTCGTCTAATTTAATCTTAGCGATGTCGTCTTTAACCTTAGTCTTCATCTCCTCGACAGCAAGAATAATCTTATCAAGCTCCTCGTTAATTAATGTTCTTAGTTTTACCTGAGAATCAGAAGCTTGAATAAATTCTCTTAAAATAGCTTTCTGTTCTGGTAGGAAGTTTTGATACTCTCCGTTAAATTTTTCAAGTAAGATCTTGTATGTAAGCATTCTTAAGTCCTTATCATACTTAGCGTACTCTTCTACGATAGCATCTTTAACATCTTCTTCGTTTTGCTTAGATTCAGTTAAATGCTCTAATACGGTCATTTTATTGTCTACTAAGACTTGAGGATCAGCTAGATCAGCACTCTGTGCTTCCATTAGACAGTACAGAGCAGCTAAAGGTTTGTAGTCTCTAACTTTCATAGAGAAAAACTCTTCTAAGTCGTAGCTATTTTTAATCTCAGCAATAAGGTCGTATTTCTGCTTTTTTACAGCTTCTCTATCTAATTTAAGGGAAATTTCTGTAATAGTAGAAAGGATAGTTTCACCTTTCTGTTGAGATACACCTTTGTTTTTGAGTATATATTCGTACAATCTAAACTCTCTAACTAACGAGGTCTTCCCCGTGTAGAATTTTTTCATGATCTTAACAGCCGGCGAGTCTTTACGGGACAGCGTATCGGCAGCGATCTGCTTTACCAGCAGCTCAAAGATCAATCCAGTGTTTTTGTACTTCGAATGCTTTATTTTCATGAGTATGCTATTCTACTAATATAAATATATGTTACTGCCCTAAATCTTTAATATTGCTTTCATCTAGCAATTTAGACTCTTGTTCTTCCTTTTTCTCAAAGATAAGGCTCTTCTTTGTCTTGAAGATATCCTGGTTTTGGTAGAACACTGATTTAGCGGTAAGATTGTCATTCTTATCTTCTGTAACACGTATTACGTCGTCTTCTTCGTTATTGTAGCCTCCATGCATATCATGAGTACCTAGTCTATCTCTGCCAAATGGACTGTCCTGAGTACCGTAAGTTGACATAGCTTCTCTAGGGCGTCCTTCAGGATTTGGCTCTTCATATCCAACAGGCATCTTAGGTGTGTCAAAACCTCTTCTACCGTACATAGAAGCGAGATCATGAGGTGTACCGTAAGTAACTCCAGATTTAGCTGGGTCATTTCCTTCGTTTTCAATCTGAGCAATTCTAAAGGCTCTCTTACTATCTTCTCTAACTAAACTTCTCTGTTCGTTGTATTGATCTTCAGATAGATTAAATACGTTTTCGTAGATATAATCTGTAGCAAACATTTTGGATTCCACCATCTGAGAAGCTAAGTCAATCTTTTCTTTTAGTAAAGCAATCTTCTCTTGTTCGTAAATGATAGAAGGAGTAGTTAACTTAAGTTCGAAGTTTGTAAGACCTTCTCCTTTATAACCCTGAGTGTATAAGTGTACTAGGGCAATCTTAGTTAACTCTGATTCAATGATACGTTGGATACGTTCAATAGTTCTAGCAAATCTAATATCTTCTGCAGCTAATGTCGCTTTACCTTGTAAATCTCCTTCGTAACCGAAGTATGCTTTAGGCACTTTAAGTGCAGCAAACATTTTGTCTCTTAAGTATTCAACGTCGTTTGTACCATCGTACTCTAGGCCTTTAGTAGTATCGATACGAGTTGTAGCATCTCCTCCTCTAACTGGGATATAGAAATCCTCCATCATGTTCTGCATGTTGAACTTGAGGTTATATTGACCTGTTTGAGGATCAACATAAGGAGTCTTCTTCATGCCGTTGATAGTCTTTTGCATGAACTGCTCAACTTCCTGTGGAGGAATTTGACCAACGTTTACATAGAATACTCTCTTTTCAGGAGCTCTCATGATACGGTGAATTAACATCGCATCTTCCATCAAAGTTAACTGCTTGAAGATCTTTCTAGCAGGCTCTAAGTAAGAACGTCCGTAAGGTAGGTAGTTGGTGTCTGATAATAGTCTGAAGTGTGCTACTTCGTAGTTATCTAATTGAATAATCTTATCCTTATGTCTAGGAATATAGTTTGGGTCAGTTGAGGAAGCAATACCGTCTGGGTCGATTGTAAACATTACCTTGGCTGGTTCGTCAGGATCTTGACTCTCATGTCTTATCATACTGTATACCGTATACGGTAAGACGTTGTACACACCAAACTCTTCTGCCACTTCTAACTTCAAGAAGAAGTCTCCATACTTAACCATGTTACGAGTCCATGACCAGAGATTAAATTCAATATTTAATACGTCGTAAAATAGGTTATGAAGGATCTTTTTAATGTTTTCGTCAGATGTCTTAATGGTAAGAATGTCACCCATATCGTTCTTAA